CTCGTACCAGGCGCCATCCGGGCCACGAAAGGCATCGCCCACCCGGCTGTTGGCAATGAATGCGGTACCTGTGCCAATGACGGTATTAGAATTTAAGACGACAGAAACCGTCCCGGCTTTATACCAAGGCATGGTTTTACTTCCTCAGAAAAGTTGTTATACGGCAAGTTTGGCGAAGATAGCTGGCAACGAGAAGGCAAAGGGGTTGTTTAAAGCTGTCGTGGTAAACCAAAGTTGGGAAAGGGAGAAATCGAAAGTAATGCCTGTCCCTCTCCCTATATTATCTCCCGACAGCATTCTCATGCCGGCGTTATTGATCATCAAGTATTCATCAACTGGTCCGAATGGCGACGAATACCAGTTAGTATAAAAGCCTTGAGCATCTTGTGTTGATTTCACATATATCCAATTCTGAGAAAATCTAGTGAACACTGCGGCCTGCGTCCCGCTATCAAACAACAACTTGGAGGCCCCATCCCACAACCTCATGCCGTAGATTGCGTTCGGGGACGCGGTGAATCCACCAACAAAGTATTTTCCTGCCGGCGCATAATTTGCTTGGCCAGACACAGTCATACCCGTCCAATTACCGGGCGACCCCGAAATACTGCAACCAACCGTTACAAGGCCTCCGTTGTTATCTGGCCTTAAGAATATTAAAGGTGGCTCTTGAGTCGTAATGGCCGGGCTAAACGACACAAACGCACTACCCGCACCTCCCGAGTACCTTCCTGACTGAAGAACACACAGCCGCGAATACTCCGAGTCAATGGACACCACCCCTCCATCGTTAATGACAGATAGCCCATATGCCGCCATCAGTACCACCTCATCACAATTAATCGCATGGTGCTGTGGGAAAACATCAGGCCCGCGAAACCATTGATGTAGTTCCTCACATTGACAGTTCCGTCAGTCATTTCTGTTTCAAGTTGACGATCATCAGAGGCTACAACGCCAATTGGGAGAACAATCGCCACCGCATTATTTGCATTGCAGCCAGGTACAGAAAATTGCTGAGTGCTTTTTCCTGCCGCACCTGCAAACGACACCACGGATGACAGGACGATGCGCCAAGTCGAAGTGTCGGTGTTGAACTGGAGCGCTCCATCAGGGCCCCAGATACGCATTCCATGAGCCATGTTTCACCCCAAATATCCAAGACGCACCCGCAGAACGTTGTTCGCGTCGTAAACGGAGACGTTCAGCGAGTTGATGACCAACCGCCCCTGACCGGGAACAATGCCGTTAATTTCAAGCGTTCCATCCTTGTTAAGGATCCATCCCTGCTGGCCGGCGATGTAGTTGGTCGAGCTGATGTAGCTGCCGATCTTGGCGTTGGTGATGGTGCCGTCCGCGATAAACGCCGAGTTCATGAACACCTGGCCACCCTGCACCGCAAACGGAACCGAGATGGCACCACCGGCGATGGTGTTGACGATGGCGAAGCGATCGGCGCTCACCAGGAACTGGCTTTGCAAACCGGCACCGGTGTTCTCGATGCCCAAGCCGATACCGGCTGCGACGTACTGCCCGCCTGCCGTGACTTGCATCTTCACCGACCACATGGTGGTCAGCTTGCCGGCAGTGTCGGCGTAGGCCGTCGATGTCTGCTGAATCGCCGCGGTGTTTTGTCCCACCGACACATTCAACTGATCGATCTTCGTGGCCGTTGCTGACTCGTTGGTGGCGACCACTTGTTCCAGCTCGGTAATGTTCGCCGCGTTCTCGCCGATGGCGACGTCGAAAGTAGTGATCCGCTGCGACATCGCCTCGTTTTCAGAGGTGCGAACCTTTGATTCCGAAGCGATAGCCGCGGTGCTGGTCCAGCCCTTCAGGGCATCCGCCAGATCGCCGTTCCCGTCGTCCTCACGCCATGAGGCGCGCAAGGCCTGGAACGCCGTGGCCTGGGCAGTGACCTCGCCGTCAAGTTCGATGATTTCCGCAGTGTTGAAGGCAACCTGCTCAGCCAGACCGTTTGCCGTCTCGATGGACTTGCCGATGTCCAGCCAGTATTCCGGATCTGGCGGTGGGGTATCGACCGGCACGGTCTGAGCCGCCTGATACAGCCGTTGCCCCATCCGCACCATGTCCGAGGCGACGTACGTCTTTTCCGGGTCGTACAGCAGAATGTCATCGAGCTGGTCGATCTGATCCTGAAGGTCTGGGATTTTGTCGATCTCGTCCAGAATGTCCTTACCGAGTTCTGTCCGACCAATCTCGCCAGCGATCATTTCCAGAATGGCCGCAGCGTCGCCGCTCGATTGGCCCTGCACGCCCATACCAATCGGGTACCACGGGCCGATGTTGCCGATCCGATCCACCAGGCGCCCCCAGAAGTAGAACGTCACCCCAGCGCGCAAGCCCAGCATCGAGAAATCGCTTTGCGGGTAAGCCAAATCGGTCAGCTTCGTCGCAGCTTCCAAGCTGGTCGTCGGGCCGTGCCAGATCTCTGTCCGCTGGGTGTCCTCGGCGCCAGCCGGAAAGCCCCACTTTAGATAGATGCCGAACAGCAGCGGCGTCGCTGTCAGATAGCTGAGCGCCGGCGGCAGGCCCTCCTTGCCCTTCAGGTTGGTCAGGATCGAATTGCGCCAGATCGACGAGATGTCGAAGGCGCTCACCGCGCGGACGCGGGCCACGTAGGCGCCGGCGTAAATGCCCACCACGTCAACACTGGTCATGCCCGTACGTTGCAGCTTGATCCAGTTGCCGCTGTTCCTGCGCCACTCCACGTCATAGCCGACTGCGCCGTTCACTGCTGGCCAGGTGATGGTCATGGTGGCGACGGCGATGCCCTGGGAGACAACCGAGTTCGACGTGACAGTAACGCTGGCCGGTGCCGGAACCACGGTAATTGGGATTACGCTGATCGGCCGCTCTTCCAGGCGCGCGCCGGTGTCGATGAATGCAAACTTGCTTGGGTCGTACTGCAGGGCACTGATTTCGAAGTCGCCCTCGGTAGTGCGCTTGGTCCGCAACACGCGATACAGCGGGATCGCCAGATCGTCGGCATCAAGCGCCCATTGCAGCTGTGGCAATGGTGCTTCGCTGTAGTTGGTGGTCACGGTCAAGGTGCGGCCGTTCACGCTTTGCACGGTGCGACCTTCGGCCCGACCACCTGGTAGGTTGATGATCAAACGATCGCCAGCCTTGGCTTGGGTGTCACGGTCCAAGGTAATGTTGCGCCCCAGCACTGCCGAGATACGCCCACCCACCTCGCGTCCAGCCAGCAGCGAATCGGCCACAGGGATGATGTGGCCCGGGAGTGGGATCACCCCCTCCATGCCGGTCTTGAACGAAATGGTACGGTCTTGATTGTTACTGAGGATCGCCCACTTGCCGCGGCGCTGGGCTTCCGAGGCACGGGTGCAGCCAATGGCACTCAGCTCGGTAGGCTTGTCGCCCATACGTCGCTGAAGGTCCAGGTCCGCGAATGGAATGACGTCGGTGTCGTAGTTGTTTGCCGGGTTGTCGTAGCTGACCAGAGCCCGGGTGTAGCGGGTCTTCGCCGAGGCGCTGCCGTAGGAGAACTTGCCGTCGATGACGTTGGCCCGGGTGAAAACGTAATCGAAGTCCTGCGCGCGCGGCATGTCCGCTTGCATCACCAGCTGACCCTGGGCCCAGTACGTCATGCCACGATAGATGCCGGCGATATCGCGCAGCAGCGACCAGGCGTCAGCCTTGCCCTGCAGGTTCATGTCGCAGAGGAAGCGCGGCTCTACGCCACCGAGGCCATTCGGCACCAGCCGGTCGGCATATTGCGCAATCCGATAGAGCTCCCACTTGTCGACCATGAACGACTTGATTCGCTTGCCCAGGCCGAAACGGTCTTCAGTGCAAATGCCGTACGTGATCCAGGCCGGGTTATTGGTCCAGGCCTGCTTCATGGAGCCGTCCCAAGCCCCGGTGTAGGTCCGGGCGATCGGGTCGTAGTTGCTCGGAACCTGCCACCTGCGCGCGCGGCACTTCACGGTGACGGCTGGAATGTTGGTGAACTGCTCGGCATCGAACTCAATGTAAAGCAACGCGGTATTCGGG